AGAGGGCGGCGAATGGCCAGAGGACGAGGCTAGGGAGGCGGCTGGTGCGGCTTGGGCGGCTGGGGAGGCGGCTGGTGCGGCTGGGGCGGCGGATTGGGCGGCGGCTTGGGCGGCGGCTGATGCGGCGTATTGGGCGGCTTCGGCGGCGTCTGATGCGGCGGGTTGGGCGGCTAGGGCGGCGGATTGGGCGGCGGAAGCACACCTTGACCCAGACGCAGAGCGCGCGCGGCAGGCGGCAAAGCGCGAAGAATTGGGACTAAACACAAAACAGGAGGCCGATTGATGGCTGGATCAGTAAACAAGGTTATTTTGGTGGGCAATTTGGGTCGTGACGTCGAGGTGAGGAATTTTGCCAACGGCGGAAAGGTGTGCAATCTGCGCATTGCCACGTCGGAGACATGGAAGGACAAGCAAACAGGCGAGCGCAAAGAACGGACTGAATGGCACAGCGTCGCGATTATGTCAGAGCCGGTTGTCCGCATTGCAGAGCAATACTTGCGCAAGGGGTCTAAGGTGTACATCGAAGGCCAGCTAGAGACGCGCAAGTGGCAGGACCAAAGCGGGCAGGACCGCTATTCGACAGAGGTTGTCTTACGACCATACAGCGGCACGCTGACGTTGCTAGATAGTGCGGGCGGTGGTCAGGGCGGTGGCAATCAAGGCGGATACGGTGGACATGATCAAAGCCAGAACCACGGCGGATCAAGCGGCGGCGGATCAAGGGACATGGACGACGAAATCCCGTTCTAAAAAAACCTTGCGAGATTGCGCGGCGTGCAATATAATTTGGATATCGTCGGCGGGCTGATCAATTGGAGCAAACCAGCCCGCCATTTTGCACCGACGGAAAGGAAAACACCGATGCAAAAACCAAATTACAGCAAAACGATTGCGCAAGCAAACATCAACGTGTGGTCAAATGACGTTTGAGAGCATGGACGACGTTGATTTGGGAAAGATGATGCGCAGCGCGTCATTGTCCAATGCCCGCGTCCGGTTTGAGTGGCCGGGTGCTTTTACGTGCAGCAAAGTGCCGGTTTTCGATCCGAAGTTGAAAAAGCCGTACAGGCGCAAAATTGACGATGAGCGCGATGCTTTTACAAGAGAAATAAACGAATACATTTCTACGCTTGAACCTGGTCGCACATTTACAGCAACGGACATTGCCAACGCCGTTGGACGGTCAGCGCGCGCGGTCGGCAGGTGCGTATCACGAAAGCGGATGCACTTGTTTGACGTGGACGTGCAGGCGTCAAACTGTAAATCCAACAGGATTTTTATAAAGAGGGGAACCAAATGAACTTGACACAGATTCACCAAAGCGACGTTAACCGTTGGGCCGCAAACAAGAACCCAAAATTGCGGGGCAGCGGCGACACGACCGACAAGCACAGCTTGAGGATGATCAAGTTGTTGATTGCGCTGGCACCGGATCTTTTGATTTCTGACCGCCTTCTGCACGCTATTGCGCTGCATGACGTCGGGGAAAGCCAGATAGGCGATGTTAGCGGCAAAGCCAAACAAGAACGCCCGCAGCTGGCAGCGTGGCTAGATCACGCCGAGGCTGAAAACCGCGCGGCAATGGGCCTGACAATGCCCAAACTGAACGAAACCGAATGCCGCATATTGCATTTTCTTGATCGGCTGGACGCGCTGATGTGGTGCAAAATTTACGATCCAGAGCAATTGCGCGATCCAGATTGGCAAGAGTGCATTGAATGGCTGGCGCAACAAGCCGACGCGCTGGGCGTGGATATAACCGAAGTGTTAGAGGCTATGCCGTAATGCGTCAAAATCCAGCTTATCAAGATATGTTAGATGACGCAGCGAAATGCAACGCAGCGGCATCAAAGCGTGACGGCCAGTCCCCTAAATCCTCGGAAGCATCTGCACACGCGGCGCGTGTCAATTTAGTGCTGAATTACATCAAGTCGCATCCGGGCAGCACGTCAACGGAAATCAAAGAGAACGCAATGGCGCGCGGCATAAGTTACAGCGCGACGGTGAACATTCTCAACAAGCAACGGGCGGCAAGCGTTCTGCGCCGTGAGACAAAGAACATCGGCAGGCAGCGCAAGATTTTCCACGTCTGGTATTTTGTGGGGTCCGCATGACCGACGCACAGCACATTGCAGCCATCCTTGCAGCCCTTGGCGCGGCTTACACTGCCTGCGGCATACTCGTGATGCTCTGGCATATTTACAACGGACGATGAAAGGGAAACAAATGACTGACTTAACTAATATCGAAAAGCCTTATGTCCTTTGTACCCCCGAAGAACAGGAAGGGCTTAAAGGTCTTTTGATCACACCAGATGCGTTGCAGCATTTAGGCGTTGATGGCAAATGGGATAGACTTCTTTGCTGGGATGGAGGTTTGATGATGCACCTTACCTACCGCCAGAACCCCGCATGGAACCCGCCCAAGCTAGACGTGCCAGATTGGTTTTGGGGGAATACAGAATTCAACTGGGTAGCTATGGATGAAACCGACTGCGTTTATGCATATGTAGGAAAGCCGTACACATCTGGCCTCACTTGGGAAAAGTCAATATACCTCTGTAAACGAATTGATAACTTCCTCACCCACAACTTCAACCCGCACAACATCCCATGGGATCAGAGCCTGACGGTTAGGCCGGGGCTTGAAGAATGACACCTGATCAATGTTTATGCGCCCACTGCCCATTGATGGCAAGCCCAGGACACGATTACTTGTTCGGGCGGCAACAAAGGCGCAAGGCGCGTCACATGGGCTTTTGTCTCTGCCTGACACTGCGCCAGAGACGCAAACACAGGCGCGGCAACAGTACCGCAAACGGCTGCGTCTATGCTACAAACGAGGATTAGCGCAGAAAACATGCGCAACCATACCACAGATCGACATGAAAGGGAAATTTATGACACCTGATCAATTCAAAGCGACGCGAAAGAGTCTAGGCTTCACACAGGCGGAACTTGCCGAGGAATGGGGCGTGCATGTCCAGTCGATCAGCAAGTGGGAGCGCGGGGTCGATCCCATTAGCCCGCTTGCCTTGTATGCGCTAAATCTTATTTATCAGATGGGCATTTGCGCACCCGGTCAGGAAAGAAGCACTAAGCCAAGGTGGCCAAGTGAAACGGATTGATAGGTGGCGCACGCCAGAGGCCGACAGCTACCGCAAGCTATACAGTCGCAAGCAGTGGAAAGACTTGCGGGCGCGGGCCTTGTTGCGTGACCTGTACATGTGCCGAGTGTTTACCGAGTTTGACTTGGAGCCTAACAACCAAGTTTGACCGTCTCTTGCCGTAGGTGTACAATGTCAAAGAGAGTTTAGTTATTTGGCGCAATTTCAATTGTGTGATGTAAGGGAATTTGCCTGAAAACTAAAACGGAAAATGCAAATTGAAACAATGTTTTGAGGGGAACTATGCGGGGATCTAAAAGCGACAAGATTTGGGCCGATGCTTTGAAACGCGCCGTCAATCGTGAAAGCGAGGGCAAGGGATCACCGAAGTGGCTAAACGTCATTGCTGATCAAGTTGTCAGCTTGGCCGCTGGGGGTGACATGGCGGCGGTTCGCGAGATAGGCGACAGGGTAGACGGCAAGCCGAAACAGGCGCTTGATGTCGAAAGCCCAAAAGGCAGCATGACACCAAAAGTAATTGAGCGAATTATTGTTAGACCTAGCGAAAAGTAGTGCCGGTTTTCAAATCTAAACTGGCGATACCGACAGCAGAGGTTTTTTTACCATTGCTTGAGCCGTCGCGCTACAAGGGCGCTTGGGGCGGCAGGGCGTCGGGTAAATCGCATTTTTTTGCGGGCTTGATGGCAGAGGAACATTTAGCAAATCGCGGGCAAAGATCTGTTTGCATCCGCGAGGTGCAGAAATCTTTGAAGCTATCGGCTAAACAGTTAATAGAAGATAAGTTGCGCGAATACAGGCTGGGCGAATCTGATGGGTTTAAAGTCTGGCGTGAAGTCATCGAAACGCCGGGTGACGGAATTATTACATTCACGGGAATGCAGGATCACACGGCGGACAGCGTTAAATCGCTAGAAGGGTTCAACCGGGCATGGGTTGAAGAGGCGCAATCATTATCTGACAGGTCTTTAACATTGTTGCGGCCCACAATCCGATCGCCAGGTTCTGAGCTTTGGTTTAGCTGGAACCCGTCGAGGCCCACTGATGCGGTTGATCGGATGTTGCGGGGCGGTAATCTCCCGACTGGTTCGACCATCGTCCGCGCAAACTGGTCTGACAATCCGTGGCTACCGTGTGAAGTCGAGCAAGAGCGGCAAGATAATCTAAGGATTGAGCCGGATCGATATGGGCATATTTGGGAAGGTGAATATGCGACTGTCTTGGCCGGGGCTTACTTTGCACGCCACCTAACGGAGGCGCAACTGCAAGGCAGAATTGCTTTTGTGCCGCAAGATCCGCTTGTGTCCATTCATGCAGTTTGGGATATTGGCAGCACAAGCGGCAAGGCGGACGCCACGTCAATTTGGATTGTGCAGTACATTGGCGACGAGGTGCGCTGGCTTAATTATTACGAAGCAGTGGGCCAATCTTTTGACACTCATGTGCATTGGCTTCGCGATCGAGGATATGAAGATGCAACGTGTATTTTACCGCATGACGGCGTAAAGCACGACACGGTTGCCAAAATTACACCGGAGGGATTCCTGCGTAAAGCCGGGTTTAAAGTGTTTACAGTGCCAAATCAGGGCAAGGGCGCTGCGATGCTTAGGGTTGAGGCTTTGCGGTCCGTCTTGCCCGCCTCTCGCTTTAATGAAGAGACCACAGCCGGCGGACGCGAGGCGCTAGGGTGGTATCATGAAAAGCGCGACCAGCACCGCAATATAGGACTTGGCCCAAATCACGACTGGGCGTCTCATGCCGCTGATGCGGCTGGTCTGGTCGCGATTTACAGGCAAACGGCTATGTCTCGCGGCAAGAGATCCCGCGCGCCTCTTAGACGGCGTTTGAAAGGTGTAGTTTAATGTGCTATTAGGGCGGTGCATAAAAGGGGTTTGCTTATGGGCGGCGCAATTGGTGGCGGTGAGTACACTAGCCTGAAAGATGTTTTAGACGGGGGTGGCGCAGGAGCGGAAGGCCCACAATTTGAAGGCGGGTTGCTTTCGGGCGTAGCTAACGCCATTGGCATTAAGCCGTTGGGTTTTTATGATCGGCAAGCGCAGCAGCCGCAACAGATCCCAAATCAGGTCAATATTGGGCAGCCTTTATCAATTGCTGGCCCAGTTTCGCGGCCTGGTGCGGCTGCAGTCACGCAAGCAACAGCACCGCCCGCACCAATGCAGGCCGGAGTTTTGCCTAATGCGTCTTATGAGCCGATCGGGCAAGGGATGGCTGCGGCGCCAATTGGAGCGCAGGTAGACCTGACGGACGACGCAAGGGCAGCTCGAACGGGCGCGATGTATCAGCCTTTGCCAGCGGCCAGCCCGTCCCAAGCAGTTAGCGCAGAAATGGATCAATTCGATTTATGGCTATCACAAGACCCTCACCGTCTGGCTACTTTTGAGCGGATGCCAGAGGCTTCGCAATTGCAGATTTTTAGGGATTGGCGGCGCGGGGTTCGTAATTGATGGCAATTTCAACGTTTTCTGAATTGAGCATAGCCATCGCCTCTTGGCTAAACCGCTCTGACTTGACGGCGACCATTCCAACGTTCATTGCCATGGCAGAGGCTCGTTTCAATCGAGACGTTAAGCACTGGCGCATGGAAAAAACGGCCAGCTTGTCGTTTTCTGGTCAATTTGCGGGCATTCCGTCTGATTGGGTGCAAACTGACACCATCACAGCCTCAACGGCAAATGGTCCTGTTTTCCTTGCGCCGATGTCGTCGGCGGATATGGCGCAGCGCAGGCAGGCGGGCGCTGACACATCTGGCGCACCGGCTTACTTTAGGATGACGGCAGGGCAATTTGAGATTTTCCCAACGCCTGACGCCACTTACTCGGGGTCGATTAATTACATTTCAAAATTGCCAGCGCTTGGCGACGATACGGCGACAAATTGGATTTTGTCATATCACCCAGACGCGTATTTATACACAGCTTTAACACATTCCGCGCCATTTCTAGGCGAGGACGAAAGGACAGCCGTTTGGGCGGCGTTGTCCAAATCTGCAATTGACGCAATAAATGCAGACGGCAGGCGCTCGCAAGTTAGCTCTGGTGTTAAAATGAGATTGAAGGGAATGTCCTGATGGCCACGATGACGTTAACAGATCCGACCATTTCTGGGTCCAATAATACGTGGGGCGCAACACTAAACGCAAACCACACGCTGATCGAAAACGCTTTCAACGGCGCAAGCCAAATTGAGCCGGCACTATCTGAGGGTGGCTGGGAGATTGGCGCGACTACCATCCTAGCGACTGGTGCAGAAATAAATTTGCTAGATGGGGTCACTTACACACTGACCGATCTAAACGGATTGACGGCCAGCATCACGGAGCTAAATTATAGCGCCGGGGTGACAAGCGCCATACAGACGCAAATCAACACGTTGCGCGGCACGTCATCTGGGGCCTCTGACCCTGCGGCTCCGGTCGCGAATATGCTGCACTACCAAACCGCAGACAATCTTTTAAAAATTAGAAACGAGGCAAACGACGCTTTCATCACGATTGGCCACGTCAGACAGTCAGAAAACGAGTGGCAGCCGCACATTGGCGGCAAGCGGGTTAAGAGCGTAGAAGCCACGATGACCGCCGGAACGACGCCAGACGACAGCCTAGTCACGCAAACTGGCATTAAAAGCTACGTTGACGCGCTGATTACTAAAACCGGGACAGCGCCAGTTTTCGGCGTGCGGGCGTTTTGCGTTTGGGACGGCACAGGATTGACCGGCGCGACTACGCCACAAGCGTCGGGCAATATCGGCACGCTGACCAAGGACGCAATCGGGCAGTGGACTGTCACTTTCACGACAGCGCTACCCGATGCGAATTACGCCGTGACCTATACCGCTGGAACAACGTCCGCGAGCGATGGAGCTCAGAATACAGTAAACGTTTTTTCAACGTCAACGGGCGGTTTTTCTTTCACAATTTCCGACGCGACGGGGAATGATTACAGAGACGCTAATTACAACAGCTTTACGGTTGTACGCTAATGCCGCTAGTCCCAATTACACCGCCACCAGGCGTGAAAGATGCCGGCACTGACCTGCAAAGCTCTGGCCGTTGGCTTGACGCGTCTTTGGTACGGTGGCGCGAGGGCGCCTTGCGTCCGGTTGGCGGCTGGCGTGAACGGGTAGCCAATGCAACGGCAAGCCCAGCGCGGGGTTTGATCGCATGGCAGGACAACGACGGGGATAGATGGTCCGCAATTGGCGACGCCACAACCTTAAAAGTAATTACTGGCGGCGGCGCGGTTTCAGACGTCACGCCTGCGGGCTTGTCTGCGGGGCTGACTGACGCTGCGATTAATACAGGTTACGGCGGCGGGTATTATGGGCTTGGGACTTTCGGCACCCCGCGCGCAACTACCGGCACTTATTCAGAAGTCACAACGTGGGCTTTGGATACATGGGGCGAGGATCTTATTGCCTGTTCTTCGGCTGACGGGGGCTTATATCAGTGGGACACAAGCGTCGGATCCGCAACGGTTGCTGCGATTATAAGCGGCGCGCCAACGGGGTGCGCAAGTTTTGTTGTGACAGAGGAGCGGTTTTTGATGGCGTTGGGCGCTGCAAGTGATCCGCGTTTGGTGAAATGGTCAGACCAAGAGGACAATAACGTTTGGGCGGCGGCGGCGACAAATCAAGCGGGCGATTTTACGTTACAGACGCCTGGGCAAATCATGTGCGGCACTCGGATGCGCGGGATAACGCTAATTTTGACCGATGTTGACGCTCACACGGCGAGCTATCAAGGTCCGCCTTTTGTTTACGGGTTCCAGCGAATTGGGTCCGCTTGCGGCATCATATCGCGAAAAGCGGTTGCAGTTACGGACGCGGGCGCATTTTGGATGGGCGCGCGGGGATTTTTCCGAACGGACGGTCAAGCCGTTCAACCTATCGCATGTGACGTGTTTGACAAGATTTTTAGCGATATAAACGAAGCGCAGCAGTCTAAGATTTGGGCGATGGCCTTGGCTGAATTCAACGAGGTCTGGTTTTTTTATCCGTCGCAATCGGGAACCGAAATAGACAAATATGTAAGCTATGATTATGCGCGCGGCATTTGGTCTTGCGGTTCACTGGCTCGAACTTGCGGCTTTTCTCGCGGCGTCTTTTCTTATCCTAATATGGCCGCCCCGGATCTTGAAATTTACGAGCATGAAGTTGGAAACAATTATGACGGCGGCGAGGTTTTCGCTGAAACGGCGCCGTTTATGATGGGGGAAGGCGATCGAATGATGATGGCTAAAAGCCTTTTGACGGATGAGGAGACGCAGGGCAGCGTGTCAATTACATTTAAGACAAAGGCATATGCAAACGGCGACACAGACACGCACGGACCATTTACACCGCAAAGCCCCACAGACGTTAGATTCACTGGCCGAACGGTGCAAATGCGGGTGTCTGGGTCGTCTTTGTCAGATTGGACGGTGGGCCGGATGCGCTTAGACGTTTCGGCTAGGGGGCGGCGATGACAGCGCCGTTTTTACCGTCACCTGGCGGGAATTGGCAGGAGTGGGGCCAATCTTTAGTCCGGGCTTTAGGTCGAGTGCTTGGGCAGCTTCAATTCAAAAATCAATACAGCAGCGCCGCAGTTGATGGCGCGTTACTTTGGGATGCGTCTAGCTCTTATCCAGTTGTAAGCAAGGACGGGGAATGGCGACAGGTTGTCCTAGCTAACGGCTACGGCCAATTTTCGAAAGACGCGGACATTTCTGCGGCGTCAACGGATACGGCGTATTCCATCACATTTGACGATCCGTCAATCTTTTCAGCGGTTAGCAGATCCGGCAGTCAAATCTCTGTGTTGGAGGGCGGGTTGTACAAGGTCAGCTACGGGGCGCAGATTTTTAGCACCTCTGCCAGCACTGTAGTGTTTCGCCTCTGGCTGTCGAGAAACGGTGCGGATATTGCGGGCAGTATGGTTATGGGGCATATGCACAGCAATCAAGACACATCCCATCTTGGGCGCGTGTCTATAGTGGCTTTGAGTGGTGGCGATCATCTCGAAGTAAAATGGTCAACCGATAGCACCCACGGAAGTCTAAAGGCGCAGCCCGCTACGGCGTATGCTCCTGCGTCTGCGTCCGCGCATGTATTGCTAACAAGAGTACACGGATGACGCCTAATATTTGGGACTACAGAGAACCGTTAGAGCGAGCTTTGCAGTATAGCGGCGGGACGCATACGTTCGAGGATGTGGCGCAAATGGTTTTTGATCAGCGGGCGCAGTTGTGGCCAAATGGTCGAAGTGTTGCGGTTACTGAGGTTATAACATACCCGCGCAAGCGGATACTGCATTGCTTTTTAGCTGGTGGCAAAATGTCAGAAATCATTGAAATGATGCCACACGCTGCGCAATGGGGCGCGTCTGTGGGGTGTGCTGGCTTTACAATTGCGGGCCGTAAAGGTTGGAAGCGCGTACTCGATCGGCACGGATGGAAGCCTACTTTCACAGTTCTAGAAATACCGATAAAACAGTGCTATAATAAGCGCAAATCAGAGGAGACGGCGGCATGAGCGGCGGCGGCAAAGGTGGCACAAGCACAAGCAGCGTAAGGGTTCCGGCGTGGCTTGAAGAAGCCATGAGGCAAAACGTTTCACAAGCGCAGGATGCTGCGAAAATTGGCTTTGTGCCTTACTCTGGGCCTGACGTTGCGGCGTTGTCGCCCGGTCAAATGGCAGCGATGCAGGGCACAAATCAGGCTGCGCAAGCGTTTGGCGTCCCTCAATCGGACTTCATGTCGGGCTTGCCTGCGGCGCAGGACTTTGGAGGCGTGCGCGGTTACAGCGCGGCGCCAGTATTCCAGCAGGCGCAGGGGCAGATTGATCCAGGACAAGCGGCGGCTTTAAACGCGCCATTTATTGACCCAATGACCGGGCAGGGCGGCACGTCTTACGCGCAGCAGCCTGCTACGGTGCAGCATAGCGGTGGGGGCAATTCATCGACGCCGATCGCGGCGCCTGCGGGTGACGGTGGGGGCTACACAAGTTTCTCGGACATGTTCGACGGGGGTGGCCCCGGCGCATCTGGTGGTGCCTTCCAAGGCGGCGGGCTTTTGTCAGATTTCGCTAATGCTCGTTCACTGAGGAGGAACCAATAATGTCAGGCGCAGGAAATCCAAACGTTTACCAGCAGAGCGCGGGCGCTTATCAGGGCGCATTGGGCGGAACGGCGCAGGCTATGGGCGGCCCTGACATTGGGGCGTTTATGAACCCATACACGCAAGCAGTTGCTTCGCAAACAATGGGCGACCTGGAGCGCCAAAGGCAAATGGCGGGGCAAAACACAGCGGCGCAGGCGCAGGCAGCGGGTGCTTTTGGCGGATCTCGGCACGGAGTGGCGGACGCTTTAACTAATGAAGCATTCGCACGACAGGGCGCGCAAGCGTTAGCGGGTCTTAATCAGCAGGGATTCAACACGGCTCTAAGCGCGGCGCAAAATCAGCAACAAATTGGAATGCAGGGCGCGAGCCAGTTAGGGCAATTAGCTGGTCAAGGGTTCGGGTTTGGTCAACAGATTGGCAACCAACAAGCGCAGCAGGGTGCCTTTACGCAGGGATTAAATCAGGCCGTGATTGACGCGGCTAAAGGGCAATTTTCGGGCTACACTGGCGCGCCAATGCAATCCGCTGGGTCTTTGGCTGGATTGCTTGGCGCAACGCAGCCCGGGCAGACAACGACGCAAAGTCAGCAGCCCGGGCTGTTCAACTATTTGTCTTTGGCGATGCTTTAATGAGTGCAGATAGGTACAGGGACGCAATCAATCAAGCGGCGCAGCGCCACGGTGTGCCACCTGATTTGTTTTCTAGGCTTATCAAGCAAGAGAGCCAATTCAATCAAGGCGCAGTTTCTCCACGCGGGGCTATTGGCTTGGCGCAGCTTATGCTGCCGACGGCGCGCGAATTGGGCGTTGATCCATATGATTTTGCGCAGAATTTGGATGGCGGCGCGCGATACTTGGCGCAACAGCACAAGGATTTCGGGGATTGGGGATTGGCTTTAGCCGCATACAATGCAGGCCCCGGAAACGTTAGAAAATACGGCGGCGTTCCGCCGTTCAAAGAGACGCAAAACTATTTAAAAGCCATTTTGGGGGGGCAGGACATGCCGGAAACGATCAGCACAAGGTCCGCGCCTCTTGCTCAACAGCGGCCATCAGCTTACCCACAAGCGCCAAGCCCTGCGGGGGCGGCTACGCAGCAGCAGCGGCCAAGGCTGGGCGAAGAGACGCGCAGCCGCTTATCAATGGCACTAGAGGGACTAACGCTAAACCCAAATCAGGGGGTTATTGCTATTGCGCAGGATCGGCTTGCGAAGGCACAATCCGCGCGAGGCGCAAATAAAACAATGGACTACCTGCGTTCGATTGGCCGCGATGACTTGGCGGGCGCGGTTGAAACTGGCGGTCTTGATGTTCAAACGGCTTTCAAGGTCGCGCTAACCCCGCAAAGGGTTGCAGATTATCAAGGGACCATTCCCGTTGGGTACATTATGAACCCTGATGGCTCTATTTCGCCAATGCCTGGATCGCCGCAAGAGCTGGAGATTAGGCAGGCTGAGGAACAGGCAAGGCAGCAACAGGAAGCGTCTGACGCGGCTGGGGGGGTCAAGGGGTTTGTTGTCGGTCGCTCGGTTGATCGCTTGGTTGATATGATTGACAGCGAGGGATTGTTTAATCTTCCAGAGGCCGGAATTGCTGGCAATGTGCTGGCGCATCTGGGCGTCAATCAAGAGGCTACCGACTTTAAAAACGAGCTTTCCACGGTTCAATCCAACGCGGCGTTTGACCGCTTGCAGGCAATGCGCGACGCATCGAAAACTGGTGGCGCATTGGGTGCGGTTTCTGAAAGGGAGCTAGTCCTCTTGCAGAGCGCGTACGGCAATTTGGAGCAAAGTAGCAGTCCTCAACTTTTGCGTGACAATTTAATGACGATTAAGCGGATTATGACCAAAATTGAAAGTGACCCGATTGCAAGTCTGGCCTACTCTGGAGACATAAGTGGGGCAAGGCAATTGCAGGCATCTAAAGGCGGCGGGTTTACATTTACGGGAAGCGCAGGCGGGAGCTGATGAAAACGTTTTTTTTCAAAACCCCTGGCGGGTACGAAGTCGAAGCGCGGGCCAATGACCAAGAGGCGGCTCTTGATATTGTCCGCGATAACTGGCAAACCATGCCGCGAATTATTATGCGCGACGGTTCAAGCAGAGTTTTAGAATCGTCTGACGGCAAAAGAATGTTTGTCTCTCCTGGCGGGGCGTTTACTGATGCGGCTAGGATTGATCAGGTTTTGCAAGGATCCGACCCGGGGAAGCTAGTCCGTGACGCTTGGGATCGAGACATCATAGCGCAAGCACCTACGGCGGCTAGAGTAAACCAATTCCTGCGGGGCTTGCCGGCGGTTGGTTCGTTTGTTGATGAGGCTTTAGGCGCTGTTGCTGGCGATGATGCTAAAACGGCAGCGCGAGCGTCTGCGGGGGCAATGACGCGACAGAGGCCGATTGAGTCGGCGGCGTTGCAATTGGGTGGCGCGGTTACGTCTTTGCCCGTTGTGGCGGCTGGCGCTGGTGCGGCTGGGATGGGCACAGCTCTATCTCGCACGGCTGATTTTGCGGCAAGAGGGTCAAGGCTTGCGCGCGTTGGCAAGGGCGCTGCGATTGGTGCTGGCTTGGGTGGCGCAGAGGGCGCTGTGTACGGCGCAGGAGAGGGCCAAGGCGGTATTTCTGATAGGGCGGGGGCGGCGGCGACTGGCGCGGGCCTTGGCGCGGGCTTTGGCGGCCTTTTAGGCGGGGCTGCTCCTATCGTTGGGGATATTGCGGGCAACGTTTGGAATTCTCTTTTTAGATCAGAAGAAAGCAAAATAGCGGCGCAGCTTGGAATTTCCAAAGAAGCGGCGGCGGTGATTAAAACCGTTGGGCTTGATGGCGGGGACGCTGGGGACGCATTGCGACGTATAGAGCAAGCCGGCGAACGGGGGATGCTTGCGGACGCTTCCGAGGCGTCGCGGGCGTTGCTTGATGCGGTCACAAAGGGCGATTTAGGCGCGGCGGATGTAGCCAAGCGTCGCGTTGATGCGCGGGCGGTTCAAAGTAAGGGCTTGCTTTCTGACGCAATGGACGCGGCGATGGGGGCGCCGCAAAGCGCCGCGCGCAGCCAGGCAGGTATTCGCGCGGCAACGCAGGGCCAGCGAAACGATTTGTACAATCAAGCGCTAACGCAAGAAATTGATTGGAGATCTCCGGCTGGCGAGCGGCTTGATGCACTTTTGCAAACAACCCCGCCGGAAGCTATGCGGGAGGCGCAAAAAGCTATGGGGCTGCGGTCAAGGGCTGATATCCTGCCCGATTATAGCGGGGAATTTGCGGATCGGGTCACGTCGGCCAGCAATTTGACAGATGAGGCCAGAGAAATTGACAGTTTTTTTTCTGCATATAGGGACGTAGCCGCAAATCAGACGCGCCGCCCGATGTCCGCGCTGGTTAAAACGTTCGGCGGCATATCGCCAGACGGTCGAGCGGCTGAGGAGCTGCGCGCAATGGGGGTCACATCCAGAACACACCCCGCGCTATTCAGGCGCGGCGGACTGGATCGCTTGGACAATTTGGAGATTGGTATATTCCCGGATACCTTTGCGCTGCGATCGGCTGATGAAACGGGCAACTATGCAAACGAGGAGGCTGTACTGCGGGCGCTGGCTGATGAGCAATCAGGCGCGCGGGTTATGTCCGCAGAGGATCAAGCGGATGTTGCAATTATGTCTGAATTTGAGCAAATGCTGCCAGAAATGGAAGCCCGTCGCGCCGCTCTTGATGCGCAACGCCAATTTTCAACGGCGCCGCAAGAGGTTTCGGACGCTTTTCCGGTGCGGACTATTGAAGAGGCGGACCAGATTAAAAGGGCGCTTGATGACATGCAGCGCCGCGAGGGTGCTGGGTTGATGGGCGGGACGACGCAGCGGGCGCGCGATTTAAGCCAGAGGTCTAGGGAAATCAGGGATGCTCTGACTGATATGTCGCCAGCGTACAAGGACGCTTTGGCGGCTGGATCTGATACAATCAGCAGGGTTCAAGCGGTCGAATTTGGGTCTGAACTTTTGCAGCGAGCAACAACGCGCGATAGTGTTAGCGACTTTATACAGCAAGCTGGGCCGGGTGACATGGCGGCGGCAAGGCAGGGCTTGCGCGGCGCAATTGATGAAATCATGGCTAATGTGGGCGCGGTTGCTAGTGATCCAAACGTTGACGCTCGGACGGTATCTGAGACGCTTAGACGTTTATCGTCCCCTGCGGCTCGGCAGAAAATAGCAGACGTTTTAGGCGATGACGCGGGCGCAGTGTTTAGGGCGCTAGATGAGGCATCAGTTGCAATTCAGTTGCGCGCGGGGATCGCGGAAAATAGCAAAACGGCAATCCGGCAATCAACAGATCAAATGATTGGCCGGGTTACTAGACCGGGCGTGATCGGCACAGCAGCCCGAGGCGAGGCCGTCAACACGGCCAAGGAATTCACGCGGATGTTGACGGGCCTTACATCCGAATTTGATGCACGGCAAAAATCTGCAATATATCGCGATATAGCGGAAGTCCTGACGCGCCAAGACACAAAACAATCTAGGGACGCTTTGCGGCTGGTCGATAAAATGCGGAACTCCCAAAAGCTGACAGAGCAAGAGCGCAGTTTTCTTGCTCGGGTGGTGTCGGGGGTGTCGGGTGCCGTAACTGGCGGATTATTAGGGCGCGGCGTTGCGCAGGAAGAAAGCCAATAAAATGCAGCCAAAATCACTGACTGACACGGACATTTCCAGCGCTATAAAATCAGCAATTACGGATGCGGTTGCATATATTGACTCTGAGATCGGCCCCGATCGCATACGCGCGGACAAATATTTTCGCGGGGAGACAACCATAGATCACGAAGAGGGCCGAAGCAAGGTTGTTGCTACAAAGTGCCGCGACACAGTGCGGGCAATCAAGCCGGCGTTGATGCGCGTTTTTTTGCAGTCTGGCGATCCTGTAGAATTCTCACCAACCCGCAAGGATGCTATCCTAGACGCGCAAACTCGCACAGCCTTTGCTCGCCGGATTTTTGAAGAAAACAACGGTTTTATGAGGCTTAACGATGCGTTCCATGATGCGTTGATCAAGAAAACTGGCATTTTAAAGGTTTATTACGATGAAACGCAAGAATTTGAATATGACGAATACTCCCAGATAACTATTGAGCAAGCGCAATTTGTCGCTGCCCAACAGGGCGTTGAAGTTTTTGAAGTGAAGCAGGACGCTGAAACGGGTTTGGTTTATTTGAAAGTCGGCAAAACTAGCGAAAGCGGGTGCATAAAAATTGACAGCATAGCGCCAGAAGATTTTTTCATTGATCGCGGCGCGGTGTCTTTGGATAATTGCTTTGTTTGCGGACACTCGACGGCTGCGCGCGTTGGCGATTTGGTCGAATTGGGTTTTGATTTTGACCAGATTTATCGCTTGGCTGACGGCGATGGCGAAACGGACATGAGCGGCGAGCTTGCCCAGCGTTTGGACGGATCAATTGATGGCCAAGATGATTCGCCTAATGACCCGTCTATGCGTAAAATTTTGTTTACAGAGGCGTATATGAGAATTGACGTTGATGGCACTGGGGTTCCTGTTTTGCATAAATTTTTATGCGCAGGCACTAGCTATGATGTCATTGATTACGAGCTGGCCGATCAAGTGCCTTTTGCAGTTTTTGAGGTAGACCCAGAACCGCATACTTTTTTCGGGCGGTCGCTAGTTGAAATAATCGAGCAAGATCAGGACGCAAGCACGGCATTGCTGCGCGGATTGATTGACAACGTGGGGATGATGAACAACCCGCGACTTGTAGTCAATGATGCCATGGTCGTCATGGATGATTTAATGAACGGCGAACAGGGCGCAATTGTGCGCGCTGAGGATGTTAACGCGGTTCGGGAAATGGTCGTCGGATCCGCGGCAAGCACGGCGCTGCCTGCAATTTCATATTTTGATGAAGCGATACGCGGGAAAACTGGCGTTTCTGGCGCGGGTCAGGGACTTGATGCTGACGCATTGCAAAGTCAAACGGCGGCGGGTGTTAACGCAGCCGTACAGGCGGCGACAGCGGTCGGTGAACTAATAGCCAGAACCCTAGCGGAAAGCGGAATGAAACAGCTTTTCCGGTTGATTGTGAGGCTTGCGGCGCAGCACCCAAAGCCTGACGAGATGGTGCGCGTTGACGGCCAGTATATACCAGTAGATCCGACAAGTTGGGGGACGGATTTGTCAATGCTGGTCAACATTGGGCTTGGCAACAACCAGCGCGATGAGAAAATTATTGCGCTTAACCAAATGCAACAATTTCAAATGCAAATATTGGGCACAATGGGCCTTGGCAATGGGCTTGTCGGCTTGTCTGGGCTAAGAAACACAATGGCCGATTTATTAAAGATTTCTGGACTGAACGATGCCGATCGCTACATGATACCGCTTACGTTAGAAATGGAACAGCAAATGATGCAACAAGCGGCGCAACAGGCGGGCCAAGGCGCGCAAGCCCCTGACCCTGGCGCAGCATTGGCGCAGGCCGAGATGGGCAAGGCGAAAATTAGGGCGCAGGTTGACATGCAGAAAGCGGCGGCGGCCAATAGCATCAAGGTTGCAGATATGATGCGCAACGACGATTTGCAGCGCGATAAGATGGCCCAAGACTTAGCCCTTGGCGCGGCCAAGATTGCCGGCCAATATGGTTCGACAGTGGACACTGCGCAAATCCGAGCCGCTCAGCAGGCGCCGCGATCGGCAGAGGGTGGTGTGTCAAATGGATGACATCACTTTAGGCAACCGCGCGCGCGAGTTAATGAATGACGACGCTTTAATGCAAGTATTTAAGCTATGCCGGGAAAGATATGTAGGGCAAATGGTTAATCCTAATTCAACGGATGAAAACGTTTTGCATTCGCGGAGAAAATTGCTTGCGCTTGGTCAATTACAGCTTGATATGCGCAACATAGTGACACAGGGCGAAAAACAGGTTACACTTAGAAAGGGCGGCACCTCATGAACGAGACCGAGTTAAACAATTTTGCTGACCAATTGTTAGCACCAGAAGAGACACAAGAGGCAGGCGCCACCCCGCAAGCGGACGCGTCACAAGAAACGCCAGACGGTGAGGAAGAACCGCAGGGGGCCGGTGAAGCCCTTGAGGAAGTGACGGAAGCGGAAGCTGAAAGCGCTGACGATGTTGAAGGCGTAGCAGATGAACCCGAGGCGATCGAAGAAAGCAAGACTTTCACCGTCAAAGTTGACGGCAGGGAAGTAAATGTTTCTCTTGATGAGCTTACCCGGGGTTATTCTGGCCAGGCGTATATTCAGCAAAGAATGCAGGAAGCTGCGACCCACAGAAAGCAAGTGGAGCAAGCCCGCCAGCAATTGAGCGCAGAGCGTCAACAATTTGTTGATTTGCAGCAGCAAATACAGACAAACGGTGCTTTGCAGAAACCCACCCCGCCGGAGCCGTCGCTTTCGCAATCAGATCCGTTTGCATATATGCAGCAAAATGCCCAATATCAGCACGATATACAGCAATTTGATGCGCAACAGCAACAGATCCGCTTGCAGTACGAGCAACACCAGCAGGCAGAAAGCCAAGCAATGCAAGCCCATTTGCATGAACAACGTGAAATCATGCTGGAAACTATCCCAGAGTTGCGGGATGAGACCACGCGTGAAAAATTTACGGCGGACATGGTAAAAACAGCACAAGACGTTTACGGATTGAGCGCTGATCAAGTGGGGTCCGTGACGGATGCGCGGCAAGTCAACATTTTGGCTGATGCGATGCGTTACCAGCAGCTAAAGGCCGCGAAGCCGATTGAGGTGTCTAGGCCAGCGCGAACAGTCAAGCCAACAGCTAAGGGCAAAAAGACAAGCTCTGAGGTGCGGCGCAATGCAATTCAAGCGGCAAAAAAGACCCAGACGAATGATGACTGGGCGTCGCTTATTTTCAAAGAGTAGGAAATACTTATGGCACAGCCAGCCAACACGTTCGACAGTTACGATCAAGTCGGGATTCGCGAGGATTTGAGCGATGTGATCCACAACATTTCACCGGAGGAGACGCCGTTTTACACAGCTTGCGTCAAGACCTCGGCTGAAAATACATATGCTGAACATCAAACCGAGGCTTTGCGGGCGTCGGCAGACAATAAGCATATCGAGGGCGACGACACGACGGCAAGCGCGGTCACGCCAACAACGCGGCTTGGAAATTACACCCAAATTTTCAAAAACGCCGTCATCACAACCGGCACGGACAAGGGCTTGAAGAAAGCTGGGCGCGGTCGCGAAATGGCGCGCCAGATCGTCAAGGCCGCAAAAGAGCAAAAACTGGACATTGAAAAGGCGCTGTTTGCAAATAATGCGCGCGTAGCTGGCAACAGCACCACCGCCCGCGAATTGGCTGGGGCGCCAGCTTGGTTGATTTCCAACGTTGATTTTGTCAGCGCAAGCTCTGGCGCAAATCCAACCGGGGACGGCACGGACGCGCGCACAGATAGCGGCGCCCCCACTGCATTTACTCAGACAAAGTTTAATTCGGTTATGCAGTCTATTTGGACTAGCGGCGGCAAGCCTGACGTTTGCTATCTTAGCTCGTTTCAAATGAATGTGGCGCAGGGCTTCACCGGGAACAACGCGCAGCGCGCGACGATCGGCGCAGAGCAAAATAAAGTTGTTGACTTTATGTCCGTCTACGTCACGCCGTGGGGTACTGTTAAATTTGTTCCTACGCGGGAAAACCGGAGCCGTGACGTGTTTATCATGCAATCGGACATGTGGGCGGTTCCAACCTTGCGCGCGACTAAAACGGAGGCGTTGGCTAAGACTGGCGACAATGACAAGCGCCAAGTCGTTACGGAGTTGACGCTGCACTGTTTGAACGAGGCCGCGTCTGGTATCGTTGCTGATAACAGCACGTCGTAAAGTTAGGGCGGGGGCAATGCCCCCGCTTTATTCCAAGTGGGGGCTTTATGAGTAAAGTTGAATTTCGCGTTACGTGCGCAGGCATGTTTGTTGACGGTCGGTTGCTTAAAAAAGGTGAAACTTTTTTTTGGGATTTGGAAACGGCAGAAAACCAGCGATCTATTAAACCGCATTTGACATTTGAAAGGGCCGCAAATGAAAACGCAACAGCGAATACTGGACCAAGACGGCAAAATAATAATCCACCAGCGGCACGATGTGACGGGGATGTTGGGCTTGACGGCAGCAATGCGAAACGAAAGCCGGGGCGACCTAGGAAAAGAAAATAAATTAGCGGCCAATGTCCCAATGAAGTTGTTTTACGAATGGGCGAAAAAATGGGGCGTTAATTATAACGATTCAGACGCAATGCAGGATGTGCTTGCGCGCGAATTGAACGACAGCAACAACGCGCATTTGCGCGTATGGACAGGGGACTTTTAATGTCTTTAGTGCACCCACAAGACCCAGGCCGGGAGTTTTTCAACATCACGGCAAGCAATTCAACAAACATTTCTTTTCGTGGGCTGTACGTTGGCTCGGGCGGGGACGTTAAAATCAAAGATGAAGGCGGCGCTGATATTGTTTTTTCAGATCTGGCGGCCGGCATGATTCACCCCATCGGCGGTCAGCGCGTTTACTCGACGGGGACCACGGCTTCAAACATTATCGGCGTTAAGTAAATGCGGATCGGCATCGGAAGCGGCGTTTGTTTCGGGGCGCGCAGAAACCCGCTTGCGGCTTACGCTGCGGCTGGCTTTGTTCCAAAGCTGGTTGCTAACTTTACGACCGAGTTTTACGCCAAAGAGGGCCGGAAAAGCACGTTCGGTGGCGTGCTTGAGTCCACGGCCACGACTAACGGAACGATGGTGGATAGCGACGGGCTGCTAAAGTGGCGTCCGCATAACGAGGCGACAAATCCAACAGCGCCAGCGAGCCAAACGATAAGTGTTGTTTCCGGTGCTGATTACACGGTTGAGTGTACGGGCGTTTCTATTGTTTTATCTGGTGCGGGGACGGGTACAGTCACGGAAGGTAATCCGGTTGAAATAACCGCTGGGTCCACGTCGCTTACACTTACGGTCACAGGATCAACAGGAACCTTGTGGGCATATCGCAGCGACCTTGGTGGCATGGTCAACAATCCAGACACAGGCACATCTTTTGTCCCTACGACTGGATATCTGCCGAGGCGCAATCACTACGTTTACAACGGTAGCGCATGGGTAAAGGCAGGTACGCTGATTGAACCACAGACGCGGACAAACTTACTTTTAAACAGTGGG